ATGTCCCGATCTCCTGATGCGATTGTGCGGCTTTATCGTCTGATCGAACAAGGTCGTGCGCCCCAGCGGGCCGATCGCTCGGCCGCCGGAACGCTGCCCACGCGTGCGTATCGTTATTGCGAGGCCGTCACCAGCGCAACCGCCTTTGGATGGTGGGCGTTCCCACCACTAGACCTGATGCTGTTGTGGGATGGAGCAGATATCTTTTGGCAGTACGACGGGGTTTCCGATTGGCTGCCGTTGACGCCATCAGCCCAATTCCCCGGCTTTGCGGCGCAGTTCAATGCCATCGTCCCTCCGGTGCTGCAGGACCGTTCACCGCCGTTTCTCACAGCTTTGCCCGAGCCTGGGACACTGCAAATCTGGACTGGTCTGATCGCACGCACCGCTCCCGGGTGGCATCTGCTTCTTCGCGCGCCGGCAAACCTTCCGGCACCGAGTGGCTTTAGTCTCTACGAGGGCATCGTGGCAACTGACCGATGGTTCGGCCCGCTGTTCACCAATCTGCGCCTCACGCGCACCCACGCACCCGTGAGGCTGCGCGCGGACTTTCCATTCCTGCAGCTCCAACCGGTGCAGCACATCGCGTATTCCGACGATATCCTATCGTCCATGACGTTCACCGGCGAGATGGGCGGATTGCAGGACGGCGACTGGGCGGACTACCATTCGACTATTGTCGTCCCGAACGAGGACCCGCAGCGGGCTTTCGGCGGGTATGCAGTGGCTGCCCGCAAACGGCGCCAAACCATGTGTCCCGCCGCGGGTCGTGCCAAGAGCCACGAAGGGACTAAGTTACACGGGCACTAGTCGGGTACACCGCCCCTTGCGACCCGCTCGAAACAGGAAATCGACGATGGCGCCCATGCCGGGCAGTCTGGGAAACTTTACTACCGCATCGAGTTTCCACAGTTCTTCCACCGCGTCGGCTGCGCCGGCCAGCGCCGGATCATCGCCGGTGAGGAGCAGGATCGGCAAGCTTCGGTCGTGCTGCGCGACGGTCATCATGACATGGCAACCGTCCTGCCCGTGACAATCCAGATGGGCGACCACGCCCATCGGCCGATAGTTCCGCAGCGCGGTGATCAGGTCATGCTCGCTGGGAAGCCGCTCAACAGCGATATCGAGGAAGTCGCATATTGGTTGCAGCGTGGCCGCAATCGCATCTCCATCTTCGACTACGAGCAGTAGCGGATGCCGCTGGATCGGCTTCATCTCGTGTGTGCTGTCGGGCGATCCGATCTCGATCAAACGCTGCATGTAGGTCATCATCGTCTCCATAAATTGCCCGTCGCGCGGTTTCGCCAAACTTTTTCAGCGCTGCCGGCGGCATTAGCGAGTGTGCGACCAAAGCGTGGCTTGTTAAAGTTCCACAACGGTCAGTTCGCCGTCAGTTGGCGGGAAAAGATCGTGAAAATCCGTGATTAGGCCGAACCTGGCCGACAGCTAAGCGGGAATCAGGACAACAGACCAATGGCACCGGCCAGATGTGAGGGTGCCGACGACACGGCTCACGCCCGGCGAATACCGAATCCGGCCCAGAAAGCCGATTGCGATCGGCCTGCTTGCCGGTGCAGGACGAACCAACTCGCCCGTGAGATCACCCGCGGGGTCAAGCTTGCCGTTCAGCACGATTGTGCTTTGGAACGGGTCGAAGGCAAACGTACCAGTGCCTATCGACATCAGCCCGGTAGATCGCGACCCACAATCGGGATCGAGCGGAGTTACCGGGCCAACCCAATGCCCTTCTGGCCGACCCCAAGGCCAGACCAGACCGGAATGCAGGCGCCCACCCGGACCTCCGACGCAGGCTGCCAGAACCAACAGGCCCGCGAAGCCAACGACCCCATCCAGGGAAAAATCGCGGCGACTAGGAAAGAAGGCTTGACCGAACACCCCAATCTCCTGTATAAGTTTGGGTATGATGGCGCGATCGGCACACAACGCCAGAATCGCTGCTGCGAGCTCTGCCACCACGGTACATCGGCGCCGCCGATTGTTAGCAGCGCCACCCGCGAAAAGGGGAGGGCCAGCGTGAAGCTGCGTGCAACCGGCCAATTGCGGGATCGGCTATTCGATCCGAGCCGACCTCAAATCGCGTGATCATGAATAATGCGGCCAGCGCGATCCGGCGCGAAAACGCGCGGATGCGGGCCAAGCAAAACACGGCAAAATGGAACGGACGGTGGCGAGGTGGTGACTGTCCTGGATCAAGCCTGTTGTACTTTGGTCGAGTGGGTTGAGGCAGCCATCCGCGGCCACGGCCAGAAACCTGCGAAACACCATCGCCTGCTGATGGAACAACTTGAGGCGCTTAGCTGCGGGGATATAGATCGGCTAATGGTACAGATGCCGCCGGGATCCGCGAAATCCACCTACACATCGGTTCTGTTTCCAGCCTGGTGGTTCATGCGGCACCCGCGGGACTCGATCATTGCCACCTCACACACGGCGAGTCTCGCCACATATTTCGGACGCCGGGCCCGCTCCATCATAGCCGAGGAGGCGCATTCGCTGGGGTACGACATAGCGACCCGCGATCGTGCCAACTCGCACTGGTCCACCTCGTCGGGCGGCGAATACTATGCGATCGGCATTCGTGGTGCGATGATCGGGCGCCGCGCCGACCTTGCGATCATTGACGATCCTGTCAAGTCGCAGGCTGAGGCGGACAGTCCGGCCCACCGGAACCGCATTTGGGACTGGTATCGGTCTGATCTCGTTCCACGCCTGAAGCCAAAGGCACGCATTGTGCTGATTATGACCCGTTGGCATCAGGACGACGTTTGTGGCCGACTGCTCGCGCATAATCAGGACGAGTGGCATTGTCTGAGGCTGTCGGCAATGGCAGAGGACGGAGACCAGCTAAACCGTGCCCCTGGTGAGCCGCTCTGGCCCGAATGGGAGGATATTCCAGCGCTCCAGCGCCGTCGCGCATCGGTCGGTGAACGCGCGTGGTTGGCGCAATTCCAGCAGTCGCCGCGGCCGGACGCAGGGACGTTGTTCAAGGTCGGCTGCCTCGAATTCATCGACGCGCCACCGCCGGGACCGCCCGGGCCCGTCGTGCGAGCATGGGATCTCGCATCCACCGCAACTACGGGCAGCAATGACCCTGACTGGACCGTCGGGGTGAAGCTGACGCGACATGATTCAGGGCGATACACAGTGCTGGATGTCGTGCGGTTGCGCGGAACCCCGCGCGAAGTGGAGGAAAGTATCGCCACGGCGGCACGGGCTGACGGACGCGGCGTGATTATCGGTCTGCCTGAAGATCCCGGTCAAGCAGGCAAGAGCCAAGTCGCATATCTAACCAGCCGGCTCGCCGGCCATCATGTGGCGCCGTCACGGGAAACGGGTTCGAAAATAACCCGGGCGGTGCCGGTCGCCTCCCAGATCGAAGCCGGCAACGTCGCCCTTGTCCGGGCCAATTGGAACAGCGCCTTCCTGGAAGAGTTACGCGATTTTCCATATGGCCGCAAAGATGACCAAGTCGATGCGCTGTCACACGCCTTCGACATGTTGCTGGATATTGGCGCGCCGGCGCAGTTGCTGGTGGTGCCGCACATGGTGAGGTAATCCACAGGGACCGGGCCTCCGCGCTTTAACATTGAATGCAAGGGTGCGATGTTCGACACGATCTGCGATATGATCCCCCGGGACGCGGACTATTCGCCACGCACGCGGATGCTCGACATCCTGCATCGGGTACTAAATGGCACTTTTTACGACGTCCTGCCGCACCGATTTCACGAGGAGCGTAGCCTCGGAGGCGACTATATCCCTTTGCGGATGCGCCGACCGAGCGTACGCTATGGCCTGTCCCGAGCCGTCGTCGAGGATAGCGTATCTTTATTGTTCAGCGAGGGTCATTTTCCGACGATCGACTGCACGGATTCGACTGTCCAGTCGGTTCTCTCGGATATTGCCAAAGAGGCGCGGCTTAACCAGATTATGACGGAGGCCGCGATCCGTGGCTCGGTCGGCTCCGTCGCAATTCTCATGAAAGTCCTCCGCAAGCGCATATTCTTTCAGGTACTGGACACCACATATCTCACGCCAATCTGGGATCCGGATGCACCGGACGCTCTGTCAAAAGTAACCGAACGATATAAGGTTGCTGGCCAGAGACTCGTCGATATTGGTTATGAGATCGCCAATCCCGGGATTGACTATTGGTTTCAACGTCAGTGGGACGCCACCTATGAGACCTGGTTCACTCCGGCTGCTGTTGGCGGTACTGGAGGAGCCGGAATAGATTTGGAACGCAGCACCAGACACGGCCTGGGTTTCGTGCCGATAGTGTGGGTACGGAACCTGCCGGGGGGGTCAGCAAGCGGCGATCCAAGCGACGGTGCCTGTACCTTCCGGGCGGCGGTCGAGACACAAATAGAGATCGACTATCAACTCAGCCAGGCAGGCCGCGGCTTGAAGTACAGCAGCGACCCGACGTTACTGATCAAGGAGCCGGCAACGAGCGACGGCCAGATAGTGAAGGGCGCGGGCAATGCGCTTGTGGTAAGCGAAAAGGGCGATGCAAGGCTTCTTGAGATTGGCGGCACCGCATCGGCGGCTGTCATGGAGTACGTGCGAACCTTGCGCGAACTCGCGTTGGAGAGCGTGCATGGCAACCGCGCCAACGCCGATCGCCTTACGGCGGCCCAATCCGGGCGGGCACTCGAGCTGATGAATCAAGGCTTGTTGTGGCTCGCCGACAATTTGCGCGTGAGTTACGGTGAGACCGCTCTGCTCTGCCTTGCACGAATGGTCTTGCGCGCGTCGCAGATCTTCCAGCTCCAGGCGATGGACAGGGATATCCCAACTCTCGACGCATCCGCGCGCCTGTCAATCAAGTGGCCGCGTTGGTATCCGCCTACGGCCGACGATCGCCAGAAAGGTGCGCAAACCCTGACATCCCTTGTTACGGGTGGCTTGATCAGCCGAGAAACGGCGGTGAAGGCCATCGCGGACACATTCGACATCGAGGACGTTCCAGCCGAGCTAATAGGTATCGCAGCGGACCAAAAATCGGGATAAATTGATGACAGAAAATGGGCCTTCGGCCGAATCTACGGACAACCCCGTTGACGAGTTGCGTACTCGCGCCGAGCTTCTCGAACGAAGATTGAATGAATTGCAACTACAGTCGAACGCACGCCTGGTCCGCGCGGAGATGAAGGCTGAGGCCACTCGCGCCGGAATGATAGACCTGGACGGCCTGAGACTGCTGGACCTTTCAACAGTGAGGCTTAACGAAAGCGGGGAGATTGACGGCGCCTCCGAATTGATGGCGCGCTTCAAGAAGGCCAAACCCTGGTTATTCGGGACAATGTCATCCTCCAGTCCCCTGACACCGCCGCTTGCGCAACCACCGCGCCAGAAGCACGCGACTGAGATGACGAACGCGGAGTACGTTGCTGCCCGTACCGCGTTGCTAAAGCAGCGCTATTGACGTCGGAACAACATTTTTCCTGAGAAACAAGGGGAACTCCTATGGGGATTCAGAATTTCCCTCTGGCTTTGCAGCCGATCATTCAGCAGGGTTTTTTGGAACGCGAATTCGAGCAGGCTCTCCGCTCGCGTCTCGGCTACCGGGCATGCGCAGATCGAGAAGCATTTGCTGTGGGAATTGGCGAAACGCTCACCAAGACACGAGTAGGCCTGAAGCCCACGGTGACAACGCCGCTGGCACCGGCCACAAACACGAATTTCGACAATGGCCTGACTCCGACCTCATGGAGTCTCGAGCAATATACGATTACGATCAACCACTATGCAGCGACGACCGACCTGAACATGGTAACCTCTCGGGTCGGTATCGCCTCGCAATTTCTACAGAACGCCTATGTCAACGGCGAGCAGGCTGCGCGCAGCCTGGATGAGCTGGCGCGGAACGCCCTTTTCAACGCATATTTCGGGGGCAACACGCGCGTGCGCGCCACGCTCGGCAGCGCCGGAGCATCGATGTCGGTGGACGATATTCGCGGTTTTCAGACTGCGTTTACCAACGGTGTGCAGCAGCCGGTCAGCAGCCTGAACAACCTGACGGTCACGGTTGGCGCCAACCCCTACGCGTTGATTGGAGCAACGGCCGACGCGACGAATGTCTCGACCGCGCCAAACGGCGTGTCCGGCGTATTGGCCTTTTCAGCTAATGTGTCCGTCAGCGACGGCACCGCCGGTAACACCGTCACCGCGACGAACGGCTGCGTGATTGTGCGGCCGTCACTGCGCGGCAATACGTCGCAGATCGTGGCGACCGACACGCTTGCAATGTCCAACCTGCTGGATGCGGTTTCAAAGTTGCGCATGAACGCAGTCCCGGAAATTGATGGCTCATACAACTGCTATCTCGACCCGGTTTCCGCGCGTCAGCTGTTTGCCGATCCAGATTTCAAGCAACTTTTTCAGGGTGCGACGTCGGCCAATCAGGTATTCCGGCAAGGCATGACGAATGATTTCCTGGGCCTGAGGTTCATGCCCACTACCGAGGCATTCGTGCAACCGCACCCGACTCTTGCGGGCCTCATGGTACGACGGCCGATCATTTGCGGGCAGGGTGCATTGGTCGAAGGCGATTTTGCCGGCATGGCCGCGGAAGACGTAGCTCCCAAAGACTCGATCGTTGTCGTGGTGGATGGGGTGGCCATGGTTACGCGCGAACCGATCGACCGGCTGCAACAGATCATCGCCCAGTCCTGGTACTGGATGGGCGGGTTCTGCGCCCCGTCCGACACTACGACGAACTCGAGCACAATTCCTACCGCCACGAACGCGACTTTCAAGCGTGCCGTGATGGTGGAGCATATCGGCTGATGCCGAAAGGATGGATCAAAGATGTCAACCGGAACTACCAGCCCGTTCCGCCCAACCGGGACTGTCTCTTTGCCTGCCGGCACAACCTCGGCAAGCATTCAGCTTGCCGGAGGTGGTGAGTCGGTGGTCGTCACGAACCCGACGGCAGCGCTCGCCTATGTTCGGTTTGGTGGGGACCCATCGGTAACCGCATCATCGAGTGATATGCCACTACTTCCGACTTCGCGCGTCGTACTGTCGATCAACTCGCTGGTCAACTATGCCGCTGCTATGCTCACTGGCGGATCTGGCAACATTTTTTTCACGCGCGGCGACGGATCAGCCCTTTAATGACTCTGACCGACTCAGAAATGACAGATGCTCGCCGCTTCTGCGGTTATCCGGCGTATGGCGCTGCACCTTCAGGCTTTCAGAGTTGGCGCTTCTACCAGGTTTACGGCCTTCTGGAGTTCCGCCTGAACAACCTGTCTGATGCGGAAACGGCTGTTGTCCAGCGCTACCTGGGAACGTTGGCCGTGATGGAGATGTCCATACCGCGCTCGGCTGACAATCTGGACACCGACACTGCTGCCGTGTGGACAAGGAACCGCGACGAGCCACGTGACCGGGTTCGCCTGTTTGATGACTGGCGCCGACGGCTTTGTGGTTTTCTTGGCATTCCACCGGGGCCCGCGCTGACCGACTGCGGAATTACACTGGTGGTCTGAAATGGACTCTGCCCAGCTTGAAGATCGCATCCGCTGGGGTCTTAACGTTGCTGCGCGTACGATCGGTACGACGACCAGTGCTTACCGCCCGCGCGGCCCTGAGGACCCCCTGGCTCCACGGAACAGGTTCCTTCGTCTGCACGCCGCGTTCAGCGGCCATAATGGAAATTTTGCGCGACCGAGTGGGTATGGCGACGCCTTGAGATGCGGTGTATTTGACGCTGCATATACGCGCCCTGGCGACTACCTCGTACAGCACGACGCCATCTGGTTCATTGCTGCGCAGCAGAGGCTGCTGCCCGTTCTTTGCGTCCAGACCAACCGAACGATTTCGCTTAGTCGCCCGGCGGCTCAACCGAGTACGGGTGTGAATACGTATGGCGGCGTCACCGCAGCCAATGTTGCTCCGCTCATGACCAACTGGCCGGGAAGTGTGCTAGCCGCAACAAAAGAAGCTCCTTCCCTCGCCAATCTGCCCAGTGATACGCCGGTCTCTCACTGGACGGTATTGCTGCCGGCCTGCACGGACGTTGTGTTACGGACCGGGGATTTGATGTCAGACGATCTTGGCCGCAATGGCATCGTTGCGACCAGCGAGTTAACCGAACTCGGGTGGCGATTAGCTGTAAGACAGGCGACAACCTGATGGCTGACCAGTCGGATGTGGAGAATGCGTTGGTTGCATTAGCGGCCACTGCCCTGTATCCAAATGGTTCGGGGTCACCAAGCCTTCCTGGACCGGATTGCCGAGTATATCGCGGATGGCCGAATTCGTCGGCACTTGACACGGATCTCGCGGCTGGCCGCATCAACGTCACGGTCTTTCCGCAAGGCGAGCCAGGCCGCAATACGACACGATATTTGCAACATTGGCTAGGTTCCCCGGTACAGCCAACCCTGACAGCAACGGTTTCCGGCGTGTCGGTCACTATTGGAGGTTCCGCGAGTCCGGGGCAGCTCGTAGGGATATTAGTCAATAACAGCAGCTATGTTTACAGCACACAGGCTGGCGATACCCTGGATCTGGTCGCGGCGAACCTGGCAAGCTTCGCGCGTATTGACTGGATAGTCAGTTTATCGGGCAGCTCATTAGCAATTCCTGGTGCCGGCCGCGTAGTGGCCCGAGTGGCCGCCGCCGCTCCGGTCGTGCAGGAATTGCGTCGCCAGGACCAACGGTTCCGCATCACCTGCTGGTGTCCCACACCTACCACGCGCGACGCCTCGACATCGGCTATTGATCTGCTTCTCGCCGGGTTTCAGTTCATCGACCTGGCGGATGGGACCCAGGGCCGCATACAATACCGTGGGTCACTCGTATTCGATCAATCTCAGGACGCGCTGCTCTATCGCCGCGACCTGATCTATGACGTGGAATATCCCACGACGATCACCGCTCTGCAGCCTGCCATGCTGTTCGGCGATGTCGGGCTGAACGCAGCCATTTTTACCGTTTGATTTGGGAGCCCTTATGGAAATGCATTTGGTCGTGGTGAGGCCGTTCGGCAGCTTCTCACGCGGTGACGTAATTACGGACTCCCTACGTATCGCCAGTATTCTCGGCGGCGAATACGCTCATTTTGTTGTGCGGGTGGCCGCGCGGATGCCAGGAGGGGCCTGATAGCGATGCCGATCGTTCAGCAGGGCAGCACCAATACCACGGCACTTGTGGTTCCGGACCTCTACGTCCAGATAGTTCCGCCACAGAACCTCGTTTTGAATGGTGTCCCGACCAACGTGGTCGGTGTTGTCGGCACCGCGTCCTGGGGACCAGTGGCACAGCCAGTCATTATCGCGACTATGGCAGATTACGCACGGAGCTTTGGGCCGATCATTGTTCGAAAATATGATATGGGAACTCAAATCGCCACCGCGGTTCAACAGGGAGCCCAGAATTTCCGTTGTGTTCGCGTCAGCGATGGAACCGACACAGCGGCGCAGGTGGTTGTGCCTGGGACGACCGCCACATTTCCAGCACTATACACGGGCTCTCTGGGCAATCAGATCGGCCTTACGCTGCAACCCGGCTCGGCCGCAAATACCTGGCGTCTAATCGCGACGCTACCCGGATTGCAGCCTGAGGTGTATGACAATGTTGCCGGCACCGGGGCACCGTTCTGGATCTCCCTTGCGGCGGCAGTAAACCAGGGCCAAGGTGCGCAACGGGGACCTTCGCAACTTCTGGTCGCCAGTGCCGGTGGCACAACCGTGCCTCCGGTAACCTTCGCCACGACAGTTGGCGCCAGCACGCCAGGATACGATGGGGGAGCCAACGTATCATCGGTACAGTTGGTTGGCGGGGACATTCCTCCACGCACGGGCATGTACGCCCTGAGAGGACAAGGTTGCGGAATAGGCGTTCTGGCCGACTCAGACGATTCGAGTGAGTGGACGACTCAGGCTGCGTTCGGGCTCCAGGAAGGGATCTATATGATTCTGACGGGCCCGGCCGGCGACACAATACAGAATGCGGTCACTGTAATGCAGCAGGTTGGCCTCGACAGCTATTCGGCGAAGCTGATGTTTGGCGACTGGTTGTGGTGGTCCGACCAGGTAAATAGCACATTACGCTTGGTCTCTCCGCAAGGATTTGCGGCCGGCCGACTCGCCAACCTGTCGCCGGAGCAATCGAGCCTGAACAAGCAGATTTATTGCATCATCGGCAGTCAGATGTCCGGGACGCCAGGGTCTGGTCAGAGCACGTCGTATTCCGCGGCAGAACTCGCGGTATTACTGGGCGCCGGAATCGACGTGATATGCAATCCGCAGCCTGGCGGAAGCTACTGGGGGGTACGGGGAGGACACAATTCCTCATCGAACCCTGCTATCGCCGGCGACAACTACACGCGACTCACCAATTACATCGCCGCCACACTCGCTGCGGGAATGGGCCAGTATGTAGGGCAGGTTATCAACAACGACCTGTTTCTCAGTATTCGTTCTTCCCAACTCTCGTTCCTACAGAACATGTTCAGCCAAGGGCTGCTTGGCAGTTCCGACGGAAGTCTACCGTTCAGCGTAATCTGCGACATCTCAAATAACCCAACCAGCAGAACCGGACTTGGCTACGTCCAGTCGGACGCGCAGGTGCAATACCAGTCAATCAACGAGAAGTTCATCGTCAACGTTGAAGGAGGCCAGACGGTCCAGGTGTCCGTTCAGACTCTCCCCAGCGGACAAGCGACCTAACAAGGCAGACCTATGTCATTTACAGCATTTTCCGTTGGGCGAGACACTCAGCTTGTCGTCATGGGGCCAAGCGGTCGCGTGGACCTGGAGCATGTAACCGCCTTCGAGAGCCACCAGCTAACCCAGTCGGTACGCGTCAGCCGTTTGGATGGCACCCATTTAGGCACCGAACTGCCCAAGGGCTGGGAGGGCAGCTTCGAGATAGAACGCGGCAATTCGGTAGTGGACGATTTTATTGCAACAACCGAGCAGACTTATTTTACTGGAGGGAGTGCGACTTCCAGCACCATGTACCAGTACATCAACGAGACGGATGGATCCACCACGACATACCAATATGACAGCGTGACATTCAAGTTGGTGAACGCGGGGATATGGAAGGGCGATAGCAGTGTGAAGCAGAAGCTGGAATTTTTCGGCGTCCGCAGGCGTCGTATCTAATGACACCCTCCGCAAAGATCATCACCGCGGCCACGGAAGTGCCCCCGGTTGTGGACGCTTTGGGCCGGCATCTGGAGCTTCGTAGATTGACGGCATTGGATAAGTTTCGGCTCTTTAAAGCCGCGGGACCCGAGCTTTCTCTCAATCAACCCTGGATAGCTATGGCAATCCTCGCGAGTTCGGTGGTCGCTATCGACGAAATACCAATACCACAGCCCTACAACGAAGTCCAGATAGAGGCGCTTATCGGTCAGGGGAATCGCACTTGA